CACCTGATTACAATTTTATGATACAAGAAGGTATGAACTATGAGGCTAATGCTTTTAAGAATATGATTTGGTATAGGGGTGATAGTTATGAGTTAAATCAACTCTATAAGCAGATGGCAAACTATAATTATTCATTCTGGGGGAGCGTACCTACTGTAGGATTAGAAATAAGAAAGATACACACTGGACTACCTAAGATAATAGTTAATCAGCTTGTTAATATAGTTCTAACTGACCTTAACATAATAGAGTTTAAAGAAGTAGCTAAGAATGACTTGTGGAAAGACATTGTTAAAGAAAACAAGTTCAATAAGTTATTAGAGAGAGCTACCAGAGAGGCTTTGGTAGTAGGTGATGGTGCTTTTAAAATATCATTTGATTCTAATGTATCCGAGTTGCCTATATTAGAGTTTTATAGTGGTGAAAAGATAGATATTGTATATGACAGAGGAAGGGTTAAAGAGATAGTATTTCAGACCAACTATACAGTTAATAAAGTAGTCTACACACTTCATGAAACTTATGGGTTTGGTTATGTGACTTATAAGTTATTTAGGGGTGATAGTGAAGTTAATCTTAATAGTATACCTCAAACAGAAAATTTAGTTGATGTAACCTTTGATAAATCCTTTTGCATGGCAGTACCATATATGATTTATGAGAGTGATAAATGGGAAGGTAGAGGACAAAGTATATTTGATAGTAAATGTGATAACTTTGATAGCTTAGATGAAACGTGGTCCCAATGGATAGATGCATTAAGAGCTGGTAGAGCTAAGACCTATATTCCTGATGATTTACTACCTAGAAATCCTAATACTGGAGAGATATTAAAACCTAGCTATTTTGATAATAGGTATATACAAACAGATAAGTGCATGAAAGAGAATGTTGCATCTACTATAGATACTGAGCAACCTACAATACCTACAGAGAATTATCTATCAACCTATGTAACTGCATTGGACCTATGTTTACAAGGTATAATAAGTCCTTCTACACTAGGAATAGATAATAAGAAATTAGACAATGCAGAGGCACAGAGAGAAAAGGAAAAGACAACACTATATACCAGAAGTAAGATTATAGAGGCAATAAGTGACATGCTACCAACATTAGTTGATACAATATTTAAGGCCTATAATACATTGTTAAAGCAACCGATAGAAGATAATGTTATAGAAGTTAGCTTTGGAGAATATGCATCACCTAGCTTTGATACAGTAGTAGAAATAGTAGGAAAAGCTAAGAGTTATGGAATAATGTCAATTGAAAAAGTAGTTGATGAACTTTATGGTGATACAATGACGGAGG